TAAGAAAAAAGGACAGCATCAACTTGGTAACGCCGTGGACCTTGCTCCATATCCTATTGACTGGTCTGACCGTGATAGGATGCATTATATGGGTGGATTACTAATTGGAATTGGTCATGTATTGAATTTGAAACTTCGTTGGGGCGGGGATTGGGACAGAGACGGTGAAACTAAGGATAATTCTTTTGATGATTTAGTTCATATAGAGATTCGTAATTAAATGGGAAAGTTTGTTCATCAAATAAAAGCTTTTCATGGAGGGTTAAATACTGCCTCTGATCCTAAAGATATAAGTGATATTGAGTTATCTGTATCAGATAATGTTTCTTTAGATACAGTAGGGAGAATTACCACCAATGGCAGTAGTGTATATACTGTCCCAGGTGATATTGCTGCTGATAGTAATGAGGATAGTAACTCAGTTAATATTGACACTGATCCATTTACAACTAATTATGGATTATTTATTATGGGGACAGACTTTAATTTTGCTGGGTCTGCTTCTAATAGAACATTTTTATTCTGTTATGATGGCGGTAAAAACAATAGAATATTGATAAGAGAAACTTCATCAAGATATAGTTGGAATGACCCTGCATCTGCTGATCCAGTAATATCATTAAGTGGTGCAATAACACCAGTTTATTATTCTGTTAATGGTATGTTAAGAGTAGGTGATGAGACTTTTGCACAAGATACTAAAGTGTTTTTTATGCAAGAGGAAATAAGATTTAACGGTTTAATTACTGATGGAGAAGCAGATCAAGTAGTGGGATGGCGAACAGAAGCTGCTGAATTAACTGCGCCAGCAGATGCACATTCATTGTGTGCCCCTGCGCCCTATTTAATAGGTGCTGATATCCGAGACAAATCATCGGCATGGTCAACAAATGGTAATGGCGGTATTAATATAATGTACGCTCCCCATCGAAGGGGTGCTTTAATTACTCACGATGATGATGCTGGTTGGCTATCTACAATTCGTGGTACTATACACTCATCAGATGTTTCAGGGGATTGGAGTGCTAATCAGATAGAATCTGGTCCGTGGTTTGACGAGACTCAGGATAAGTATTTGTCTTATCAAGTCAGAACAGCGGGCACAGGGTCAGACTATTTGTTCTCCTGTGTATATGAACTTAATTTTGCAGATTATTTTTCTTTTGCTGATAATAATATTGCACTAGCACGAGTTCATGTTTCTGAATCTGATTTAGCAAATATCGAATATGTCCGTTTTTATTTTCAAGACGCAGCTCCTATTACCGATCCCCGAAAGGTTTGGACAATATATAAAGAGGATTTAAAAGCAGATGTAGACAATTTTATAGTTATGGACGGAACATGGGTTGATAATTCTGAGTCATATGATAGTGAAGTTCAGGAACTTCAAGTTGTCGTTCGTTCAACAGCTGTTGTTGATGTTTATATAAGTGGTCCAGTTCTTGCGGATTCTCAACCGTCTGGTTATCCTTCTGGATATTATAAATTATGGTCTACTTTTTTATATGATAATGAAAAACAAGAATCATATCCTACGGAGATGGAGAATGAAGTTGCATTTTATGGAGATGGAGGCTTTAATATAATTGGTGGAAATCTGGCAATGGATTGGAATCTTAATTTAGGTGCTAATACAGGAAGTAGTTATAATTACAACAGAAGAATTACTGGTGGTAGGATTTATTTTACAGAGGAAAGCAGCCCTGAATATTATTTGGTTGGAGAATGGGATGCTCTTGAAAATGGATGGAGATGGTTTCCAGAACAAGATAGTATAGCATATGCCATGCATAATTCAAGTGTGGTTTCGGATATGCATGACACTAATCTTTCTAGTAATGCTGATGCTCAAAGACATTCTCAAATGAATGATATGAAACAAGATACAGCAAATTTTGTTGATACCTTTCAATCTATAAATGGATATAGTGTTTTTGGAGATGATCCTTCTGCGCAATTCAAGACTGCTGTTGTACATGGAAGAAGAGTATATATAGGAAATGTAAAGCAAAATGGTAAACATCATGGAGACAGACTTCTAAAAAGTCAATATAATAAATTTGATTGTTTTCCTGAGAAGGTTGGAAAGATAGATGTTGTAATTAATGATGGTGAAAGTATTATAAAACTTGAGACATATGCAGACAGAATACTTGAATATAAGGAGAATACTTTATTTATAATTAATATAGCTGATAACATTGAATTTTTAGAGGATACATATAATTTTAAGGGTGTTCTTAAACCTTATCATGTTACAAAAACAGATTTTGGTATTTGCTCATTTAATAGAGTAGGTGTTTATTTTTATGATGGTAAACAGGTTATTAATTTACTTGAAAAAAAAGGTTTAAGGTTAATTACTGAAACGCAATGGTTTAATTTTATAACAAATAATAGTGGCGACTCTGGTATGGTAAAGGCAACATTATTTTATATCCCGAAAAAAAGGCAAGTGGTTATTAAAAACGCTGTTAATGATGTGTTTATATACGATTTCGTATTGAGTTCTTGGACAAAAGGAACAGATAAGTTTAGCTTTAGAGACAATATAACTAATTGGGTACTTTTTGATGATGAGCCTATTGCTATGGAGGGTTCTGAATCTGGGCAAAGTAGTACTGGTACTTTATCGTGGCAGTCTGATGCTGATTTAAAACATTGGGCTTTAGCAACTAAAGAACTTAACTGGACAACAAAGAATTATGATTTTGGAGATACTGGTACAAGAAAAAGAATTTATCAAGCACATATATCGTATAAATCTGGACCCAGACCTCCTGTTGTAGAGTATGCAGTAAATAGTAGTGAAACTTTTAATTCTGCAACTGGCGTTTTTTTACCACTTCGAACTGATTGGACAAGAGCTTCATTTGAGTTTGGGGCAGATGCAAGGAATTGTTATTCGCTTAGACTTAGAGTAGTGTCAGATGTTGACCAAACTTTAAGTTGCAATTTAACATCTGGAGAAAATGTTGTAGGTCATGCTAGTTCTACTATTCCTTATATAGGGGCATATCTTACTAGTACTAATTTTCCATCAGACTCAACAAGTGACCAAAGAACATATGTTACTGCTATAAATAGTGCTGTAGAATTTGAAACATCTCAAAATTCCACAGCAACAATTACTGAAACTGTAACTTTTCATGGATTAACTGGTGGTTCTTATATTGCTAGTGGAGGATCAGTAGTAGATACTCCTTTTGAAGTAAATGATATAGCTATAATTTATAGACTAAAGAGTAAGAAATAATGTCATTAACAAAAGAAGAACGAAGATTATTACATCAAAAGTCTAAACAGGCTACTTTTGGGACACAACCCCCTCAACAGCATGAAGGAAAGGATGGGGATAGGACTTATAGAAATTTAACTGGGGTTGGAACTGTGATGTATTATAAACAGGGTGACAACTGGGTTCCAATGAGTTCTACTGATAAAATGCCAGTGCAAAGAATAATTTCAAGTGGTGGCGGAGGAGGTGGAAGTGGTGTTGGTGGCGGTACTTTAGCGCATGGTGATTTGAGCGGTTTAAATTTAGATCATCATGTTGCTTATATAAAGGCTGATGGAACAAGAGAATTAACTGCTGATTGGGATGCTGGTTCTTTCGATATTACGGCAGAGCAATTTCACAGTGACATAGCTATTGGAACATCTCCCTTTACAGTCACATCGAGCACTAAGGTTTCTAATTTAAATGCAGACACAGCAGATGGGTATCATTTTAACCAAGAGGTAAAGATAGCATCTACCCCTACATTCGGAGATTTAACAATCTCTAGCCCAAATAATATATATGAATTATCACATGATTCATTTACAGATTTTGTATCAAATGAGCATATAGACTGGACAAGTACAACTGAGAATTTTCTTACAACTGGTACGGTTAAAGGTGGAACAGCTACATTTACTACTACTAATGATGAAAAGTTAAGAATATCTGAAGATTCTTCTAATTACGTGACATTTAATGTGTCAAATGATGGACAGTTAAATATATATCCTACAGGAACGCAAGTATCTATACAAAATCAAAAATCTTTTGGTAGTTCTACATCTGACAGTGGATTTGCTGGTAACGGATGGAGAATAGATTATGATTCTAGTAGTCAAGAGTACAGTGCTGAGTTTGATAATCTTATTGTTCGAGGCACAATGTCAGTATATGAACTTCTTATTCAACAAATACGAGCTACTAATGGTAGTCTTATAGTAGCTAGTGCTGATAAAGTTGTAGCAGCTGAAAATTTAAGTGGAGGTGCTAGTGGTTTATATAAGCTTACGGTGGAGGCTGATGATACTAATAATTTTATACATTTTAAAGACGGAGATTTAATTCTTGCTCAGAAATGGACTGGTGGAAGTGGTAGTGATGATGGTTTAGTTACTTATATAAAAAGAGTTAGGGCAACTGTTACTGAAACATCTAATTCTGGTGGTTCCTCATTAGAAGACAACGAATTTAAAGCAGAGTTGGAAGGTGCTGATGAAATAGCATCAACTGATTTACCATTAGATTTTGTAAGGATAGGTAGTACTAGCGATGAGGACAGGCAAGGTGGTATATATATTACATCTGAGGATAGTGGAGCACCGTTTATAGATATATTTAATGAAGTAGATTCTTGGGCAGATTGGAGGGATGTTGATAAGACAAAGGCTAGGTTAGGTAAATTAACTGGTATCACATATGATTCTGTTGCTTTGTCTGGTTATGGATTATTTAGTGAGAATGTATATTTAACTGGTAAGATTACTGCAACTAGTGGATATATAGGTGGTTCAAATGGATGGACAATAGCTGATAGTAAATTATTTAGTACATACGCAAGTAAAACAATAGGATTGGTACAACAAGGTGAAGCCCATGCCGATGTAGGCAGTGTAAGTTCATTTTACGCAGGCGCGTCCGCGGATACGGGGGAAGACGCTACAATATCATTTGGTAGTGATGGTAAAATTAGAGGAACTGGTGTTTATATTAGAAGTGAAGGTGGAACTACTAAAGAATGGTGTATTGAACAGTCTCGTATGTTTGGAGATGGGGCAGATGGTACTATAAAAGTAAGATATCATTCTTCTACTGGTTATAAAATGAGTATGGATGGAGCAGGATATCAAGTTTATTATGATAGCAATGGTCCGACTTCACCTGCTTATGAAGATAAACCGTTTCAAGTAGAAAATGGACCGAGTGATTCATCTATATTAGATGTTGCCATACATTTAAAAAGAGATTTATATTTAGAAAAATTAGAAATTGATTTTGATGAGCCAGGAGGTGGTGATATTGAAATACAAACAAATGGATTCAGACTATTTGTTAGAGATAAAATAGAGTTTATAGGAGATGATTTAGATTCGTATCATAGATATCTTCATATTATAAATAGAGGTGAAGATGCTTCTGATTGTTCCGCTGGAAGTAATGGAGGAGTTAGCAGTGGTAATATGAGCTATGTGAATGGAAGCGATGGTACTGGTGGTGGACGTGGAGGAGCAAGCGGTACTCTTATAGGTGGTAAGGGTGGAAAAGATGGTGGTGATGGTGGTGATGGTGGCGGTGTGCAAACGGTGGATGGAGAGTTAACTGCTGTGTCTGGTACTGCTGATACTTATAATGATGGAGTTGATGGAGATGATTGGGGTGCTGGTGTAGATACCCTTGAAGGAATTAACGGAAAGGCTGGAGGCAGAGGAGGCGCAGGTCAGCCTGGAAGTGCAAATGCTGGTGCTGGTGTTGGCGGTTCTAATAGTTCTGGAGCCAGTGGAGGTGACTCTACAAATGCAACAACAAAGATTCAAAGTTTAGACCCTCATTTAGTTACAACATTTAGGGATATATATAGTGATAGCGATACTTCAAAGCGAGTAGCCCCAACCGTAGGAAGTGGTAGTGGTGGTGCTGGAGGTGGCGGCGGCGGCGGATATGCATCTCTGGATAGTATATCTATGCAAGGAGGCGGCGGAGGCGGCGGTGGAGGATCAGGTGGAAGTGGTGGAATAGTTATGGTATGTGTAAGAGTAGTTGAAGATAATTCAACCAATGGGTCAGTTTTTTTAAAACTTGATGCATCTGGAGGAGACGCTGGAAACGGTGGTAATGGTGGATTAAGAGGAGAATATACTAGTGGAGGAGGAGGTGTATAATAATTATGAATAAAAAATGGATTAATACAAAAGTCGTCTTTGAATGGGACGGAGAGAAATATGTAGAAATATATGTAGATGGATATTATTATAATGGCGCATTAGATTTATGTGCTGAAGATTTTAATGCTGGTTTTGGAGCTGGTGGAGGAGGCGGTGGCGGTGGTAACGGTGGCGTAATTGTATTTATAACTTCAAATCTTTCTGTACCTTTAATAGATAACGGGACAATTTTATATAATGTAACTAAGGGTTATAGAGGAGTAAGAGGACTTGCTGGTGGAAATGTTCATAATGGAACTGATGCACAGCATGGAGTTACTGGCACTGATGGTTCAGATGGCGAATTAGTACAGATAATTATGTAGTGATTGACAATGAAACAACTTAAAATTAAATTTTCACTGACAGAGTATACTGTATAATAATGAATAAACAGTGTAAATTAATAGGTAAAAAAGGTAAATATTATGTCACTTAAAGATGCTGTTATAAGTTATGGTTCTGCTATGCAAGGACTTCGTAAGAAAAATAAGTGGGGATATATGCTTGAGGGTGCTGGTTCTGCTATGGTAGAAGTTGGTAAATCGCTCAGTGCGTTTGCAGATATAACAGCTAGTACGAAATTAGGGCATGACCAATTTCAAAAAGGTTTTGAAGAACTTGGTATTAGTGAGTTTCAAGGAATAGGTACAACTTATGATACTGCAGCAGAGTTAAGTGGGGGCAAAGACGCTCAGTCCACTTGGAGTTCTTTTAAAGAAAGTTTAAGAGAAAGATTAACTACTGCTGATAAAATGAAATCATCTCGCGGAGATGGCTTGTTTACAGTTGGTGAGGGTGTAGATGAACGTGCATATACTTCTGAGGAGGTTAGGCAGGTTGGAATGTTATATGGAGATTCCGCTAAATCAAGATTAGCATTAGCTGAATATAAGTTGGGAGAAGGTGAGAAAGGCTATGTAGAACCAAATAAACTATTTGGAATATCTAAGGAAGAAACATTATATCAGAGAGCTCAAAGTTCGGGTTTTCAAGGAGATATTAAAGATTGGCAGAAGTCTACAGAATATAATACGAGTTTAGATAAAAAGCCTGAAGTCAAAGTAGAAAAGCCTGAAGTCCAGACAGTAATGTCAGATGCAGAAATAAGAGATTTTTTAGAAGAAAAATTGGGTGGTGTAGATGAAAGAGGCAAAGAAACGAATTTTTGGGCGTGGCAAGAAAAAGCTCAAAAAGCTCTTGGTAGAGAATTTACATCTTGGCAAGAACAATATGATTATTACATAAAAAACCAATGATAATTAAATTAATTGACGAACATGATTTAGTATTTATGAGAGAGTGGTGGAAGGCACATGACTGGACACCTCCTCATTCATATATGCTAAGTCCAACTGGAATTTTAGTATCTGAAGATGATATGCCTCTTGTTGGGGGCTGGTATATTCAGACTAATAGTCTTACAGCTTTAGCAGAGTGGATTGTAAAAAATCCAAAGGCTTCGGTAAGACAATGTAATATGGCTCTTGATGTATTGTATGATACATTAGAAAGTTTAGCCAGAACAGATGGATATAAAGTTCTTATAACACTCTTAAACCATCCTAAATTTGAAGAATATTTAGAAAATAGAGAATATATTAAAGGTGATTTAGCATTGAATACTTATATAAAGGGATTATAATATGGCTGCTTTAACAGCTATAGCCGCTGGTATAACTATTGCAGGTGCTGCTGTAGTTG